TTAAAAACTTTCCGTTAATTCAAAGTAAAACTGATTGACCAACGTCTTGCTACTCTTTACGAGCTTTAGACCATTAGGAGTTTCCTCATACTGGAGAAGATCACCTTCTACTAACCCAATGATGATTCTATTTCTCCCTTTCCCGTAGATACGAATGTAGCTGTCGTCCATTTCAACGCCTTCTGTAGCTTCAAACGCTGTATAAATTACAGTCTCTTCTTCCAAGGTATTAACAGGAGTAACGCTGTTAACTAATGCTCGGTAATAGATTTTTTTACCTTTGAAGCTCAGTAAAGCCTCTTTAAATTCACTCACATCAATAAGACGGTTTCCGAAATCTACAGCGAAATGTGCCAAACGAATCACCTCTTAGTATAATTTTTCAATATCACTATTCGACTTATCATTCGACACATTGCCCAAATTTTCCTGCTAATGTACTATTACTTTATAACTATAAAGGCGAGAAGAGGTACGCCTCGGTTCATATGCTGCCTATATGCAGCCGTGCGTGTCATTCTCGCCCGCTCTTTCATGCTTACATATTAGCACGGTAATTTCGTCATGTGGTCTTCAAGATTTCCCGAAATGTCTTCACGTAATCGTCAATTTTTATTAAAGGAGGATTCTTTATTAAACCGATCTACAAAATTGCTACATTTACATCGTACGCATTAGTAATTTTTGCAATTATCGTTTTTATAATAAAAGGAACTGATGACTTTGTTAAACTCAGCAGCTATATGGAAAAAATCGTAACTATAAACTACTCTGTCCTCATCGGCTATGCAGCTTTAGTTGCCGCTATTGCAGGGATCGCATCGCATAATACACTAAAGGATCCTAAACTAAAAAAAGAATTTATTTCTTTTTTATATACAACCGTAATGAATGTGTTAATAAACTTAGCTAATCTTTTGATTTCATTCCTCCTGACATTCAATGATGTTAATTTTATATGCCGCCTTTTGATCGGAGTATCTATCAGTTCTATAGTTGCTCTCTCTCATGCTTTTGTTAAACTTATTAACAAACTTATTTATTAGTCGGAGATATTCCCCATGTCGTGAAACACGAATGGCAGGAAGATAAGACATTTTATGAATATATGTACTGTTTCAGGATCGCTACAATCAAGACAGAGCGCAACTGATAATACCTATTAAAAATCAAAACCATCTATCCACGAGATTTATAATAATCTGATACAAACTTGAATATAGCAATTTCATAGAACAACAGACCACTCATCTCAAAGTGGTCTGTGTTTTTGCATTTAAAAATTCGCTTCTCTTTCAAAGAAGCCTATAAGCTTTAGAGTATTTGCAATCGATTCTATCCCATCCTCTAAGCGCCGGTCGATCGTGCTGTCACTTAATCCATGCCTAAAGAACAGTATTGTCTCTTTTCGACTGAATCCTTGAATATATCTGTAATCAATTGCCTTCTTAACCTCTTCATCACGTATCAATCTAAATCCGCGCATCAACATCTCAGTATAGTATTTATACTGCTGGTACACCCAGCGCTGCTTCTCGTTCAAAATAACGGCATTAGCCGTCTTATCCGCATGCAAGTCATCTTTATCTATCCGGCGGGCAGCCTCCCCATCGATGGCCACCTGTGCCAGCTCCTTCTCAAATTGCTCGTAATCACGCATCAGCATGAGCATATCTGTATATTTTTCGAGAAGGAACTTAGTGCGTTCGACTTCCTCTTTTGTTGCTTTAGCAAAGAGCTCACACTGTCCCCACACCATCGCCATTCCCCTCATTCCCCTCATTATGGTATATTGGTTATGGAACATGAGGACATGTTACAAAACGCCCCCGCAGCCCAGCCAAGGATCAGCGGAGGGCGTTTTATTATTTATTTATGACGAACACCTACCACTCCCCGCCTTTCCGGGCATACTTCCCACTGCCCAACTTCTGCGAGGCGGTAACTACTGTCTGTCCTTTATAGTCGCGAGGTTTTAATGCCTCGAGTCGTTGACGCTCTGCTTGCAGCTGCTCTTCAGTCAGAAAATATGAATCGACCCTTTTGTAATCGACCGCGCTATTCATCCGATGTACCTCCTAACATTTTTTAATCTATAAAATTGATGAGACAGATGTTAAAATAGAAACTGTGCACCATCTCTTATTTTCGAAAGAGAGGAGGTGGTCATTTTGAAACTTAAATTTGTAGTTGATATGATCAAAAAAGTAATTACTGTAGAACTTCATTTTGGTCGTAAAACAAATAATGGTTCATAATGGCCCTGTTGCTGAGGAAAATGCGAATTCCTCTGCAACGGGGCTTTGAAGTAAAATATATATAAACATAAAAAAATTGCATCCCTCTTCACTACATGTTGAGTACATACACCGCAATCATCCAGTATGTAAACAAAGACATCGATATTGCTACAGTTCCCGTGGTGATGATTGCAATGAAAAGCTTGAATCTTACTTTGTTCATAAATCCTCCTTCCCCTACTTCATACCAGTTTCCACTATAATTACTCCATCACTGGATTAGACCCAATTGTCTAAATGCCATCAGAAGTTTTTCAAATGCTGATTGTCTAATATTTGAATATGTCACCGCACATACAGGCGGGGTAATTATCTGAGAATAAACCTCCAGATCCGATACTCTCGTCCTTTTCATATAGCGTTCATACACTAAGCATCTTTCTATCGGTTCTAAGTGTTCGACCACAGCATCAATTGATTTACAAATCTGCGCTTCCTTCGGAACTGCCGGCAAGTTAAGTCGATTCAAAAAACTGAAACTCCTATATGCTTCAAATATTCTTTCAATCGTCATCTTGATTTCTCTTTGAGTCATAGCCTCACCCGCACATACGTTCTGTTTGACGGCCGCAAAGGGCCGCCAAACGTCTTCGAACCTTTGGATTGTTGGAACGCCTTAAGCCGCTCCTCCGTCTTTCATTTGCTCTGTTACACGTTTCTTATATGCGCTCCAACGAGAACTAAGCTGTCCACTTGTCATGCCCGCTTCATTTGCAATCTCGCGCCAGGTCTTATTCTCTTGCAACCGTTTCTCAAGCAGCGCAGGGAAGTCAATTGGAAGGTCATCATATGCTGGGCGATGCTGCAGGATGAACTGTTCCAGTGCTTCTTTATCAACTGATTCAGTTTCGCTACCAGCAGTAGTTTCCTCATTGCCTTCTGCCTGTTGTGACTGCTCGATATCTTCACCAGCATTCTCCGTTTGCTCTTGCTCAAACTCTACTGAGTCAGTGCTTGGAGTTGTTTCCTCACCAGATCCGCCTGTTTCTTTTGGATCCGGATTCGTGACTTCCTCACCATTGCCCTCTTTTGCAGGTTCTGGTTTAGATTGGGCATTGCCCTTTCTCCACTCGTCCCATTTGATCGCCAGCGGTGCAACCCGTGTCCGATAATCTTCGATGATTTCAGCAACCCGTCCGCTGCTCACATCGAGCTCATTAGCAATCTTCATATACGTTTCCCCGCTACGAATGCGCTGAACGTAGGCCGCGAAGTCATAAGGCAAATCCTCGTATGTCGGTGCCAGCCCAGAAACGATGAAGTCGTCAATGATGGTCTTATCTGATTCCTTCGCTTCGTGCTTAACAGGTACTTCCTCTTTCGGAACGCCTTCCAGTTCCATTTCTACCTGTTCGCCTTCTGGCTTTACCTCTGAGACGACACCCTTTTCATCCACCCGATAGTTCTTGATCGGTTTTTCCGTTCGCGCATCGATCGCGACATTATATTGAACGATCTGGCTCTCCAAAGAGAATTTAATATTCTTCTCGATCATTTTGCGAAGATGGTAGTAATCTTCTCGACTGTCCAAATCTTGTGTAACCTCGATCTGCAGAACCATCTTCCCGCCCTTCTTCATGTTTGCTCCCAGCAATGTTCCTTCTGACTCGATGTAACCCATGTTATGCAGCTCCTTTTTTAAGTTTTTGATGAAAGGCCCAGCAGAGCGCAATGGCGTCTGACGGGTCGAATAAACGATCTCTAATGTCGCCTTTTTTGAATTTCCCTTTCGGGTCGTCCCGTTGGTACAACACAGGAACCGCAATTTCGTCATAATCCAAGTCGAATAGCATTTGCATTTCTATTGCTACAGTCTCCTTGTCTGCATTCCCTTTGCCCGTCTCCCGTTTCAATTCCGTCGGTCTGACTTCTGCAATTTTGATGCCCTGATGGAGCGCTGCCAGCGTCACCATAGAGTAAGCTCCTACAAGAGCCAAGACACTGTTCGCATTCTTGAAGTGAACCGGACGTTCTAGGATGACTATTTCCGGGCGATGTTGTCCAATGAGTTGGTAAGTATCCTGGTATATTGCATCAAGAGCATTTGGCATTTTGATTTCGGTGTAGTCACGTAACCCGAAATCCTGCGGACGTCCGTTTTCCATCACCGCCCAACCCGCATAATTTGTTCCGTGGTCGATCCCCATCGTTTTCATTCGTAGTTCTTCCCTTCTGTCGTGGCAACAGGCTACGATCGATTACAAACACTTCCCCAATCGTATGCCCGTTTTCTCCAATCACCGAGTAATAAATGCTTTGTTGAAATAATGGATCAATAGGCTTCTGCTTCATGACACACCGCCTACCCGACATTCGAACTCATGAACACCTTCATTCAATTCGTCCGCATCAATTTGCGGGAATGCTGTTTCAAGCTCCTCACGAGTTGGAACCTGATAGGTCTGTTCGAAGCGCTGCTTCATGTACTCATATACGCCCCACTTACTCATGATCCAGCTCACTGAACACTCCTCCTCTATGCACCACGCTTTTGCTGCTCATTAGCTCGTGTGAGGTTTACGAATTTGTTGAATTGCTTCAGGAATACCAGCTCAACGGTACCAACAGGGCCATTCCGCTGCTTAGCGATAATAATTTCGATAATGTTCTTTTTCTCTGATTCCTTGTCGTAATAGTCATCTCGGTACAGGAACGCAACAATATCCGCATCCTGCTCGATCGAACCAGATTCACGAAGGTCGGACATCATCGGTCGCTTATCCTGTCTCTGCTCGACTCCTCGGCTCAGCTGTGAAAGAGCAATGACTGGAACGTCCAGCTCGCGAGCCAGTTGCTTTAACATCCGTGATATCTCGGATACTTCCTGCTGGCGGTTATCACCTCGACCGCGACCTGCAATAAGTTGCAGATAGTCAATGATGATCATCCCTAGTCCATGTTCCTTCTTGAGCCGCCGGCACTTGGCACGTATCTCATACACATTCAATCCCGGTGTGTCGTCTAGGAAAACGTTCGACTCGGCTAGATGTGAAATTCCATTCGTCATCTTCTCCCAGTCGCCTTCCTCGAAGTATCCTGTCCGCATTCGACTGGCATCGACCCTCGATTCTGAACATAACAACCGCTTTGCAAGCTGCTTATCGGACATTTCCAAACTGAATACTGCAACCGTCTCTTTCGTCTTGACTCCAACGTTCTGCGCGATATTAAGCGCAAACGCCGTCTTACCAACTGAAGGACGAGCTGCGACTATGATAAGATCACTCTTCTGGAAACCCGCTGTCATACGATCCAAGTCATCGAAGCCAGAAGGTAATCCCGTAATCCCGCGGTCTTCGTTCCTGTTTTCATACCGCTCTTCAGCTTCCTCGTAGACATCCATAAGTACGTCCCCTAATCGGGTGAAATCCTTCTTCGGTGCAGCCATGTCTCCCAAACGCGTGGCTGTGTCTTGCAGGCCTGCTATGATCTTGTCGGGATCGCCCGATGTCGCCGCTTGCTGTATAAGAGCCATACTTGCTTCGATGCTCTGACGAAGCAGAAACTTTTCCAACACGATACCCGCATAATGCTCTGTGTTGGCTGTAGTAGGTACGCTGCTGGCCAATCGGGTAAGATAACTAACTCCTCCAACGATCGCAGCTTCGTCATGCTCGACAAGCTTCGCAACAAGTGTCAGTACATCGATTGGGTTACCTTCAGTAGCCAGATCCATCATTCTCCGGAATATCTTCTGATGCTTCGCGGCATGGAATGAGGCTGGTGTCAGTCGTTCCTGCAGCATGTCCATCAACTGCGGATCGATCAAAACTGAGCCAAGCACTGCCTGTTCCGCAGCAATATCATTCGGTAGCTCCGCCCCAAGGATGTCGGCCAGTGAAGGGTGGTGCTGTTGATTCTGCTGGTTCATACTTTTTCACCCCGTTTTAAGATTGCCCGTACCTTTTCAAGATTGCCTCGCGGCGGCGGTGCTGCTTTCTTTCGCCACTCGTCCAACTTTTCGAAATATTCGTCCGTCTCCTGTTTCATCCGGTTCCTCTCGATCTGTTCTCCTAATCTCCCACGCAGATCCGCAATCGTTGGTGGGAACCGCTCTGTCATGATGTGACTATCAAGGTTCTGCTTCGCAACCTCAAACGGAATATCTCGAAGGTACCTTGCATGACGTTCAACGCTTTCGGCGCTAGCATCAAATGACGGGTAATTCTGCTTAATCCCTAGAAGCAATCTAGCCACTTCTGCTCTGTTCATGGCGTTCCTCCTCAGCGATGATTTTCATCAGCTCGTCAAGCTGTTGCTGCTGTTTACTGCGGTATCCATGATGTGAAGGCGGTTGGCCAAGGGCGACTGTTCCCTGCGGCGAGGGGGTAGTTATGGCCTTTTCCGCTTCCCAAGCTTCCAAGATGGCGTCTTTGTAATAGCTGAAACTATGAATCTTACCTCCGCGATCTCGGAAAATGGTTTCCATGACTCGAATGATTAGGGTAGTCGGCACTCCCAGGGCGATCATCTCGTGCATCATGGTAATGTCCAAAGCTTTAACATGGATATCTAGCTTTCCGTGAATTCGGCAAAATGCTTGCATGACTTCTTCAAATTCCGATCCCGTATTAATAGCAGCAGTATTATATATCTTTATAATATCTTTATTAGATCGGACATTTTTGTCCGGTTGATCGGACATTTCTGTCTGATCACTTCCTTTGTGATCGGACAAATTTGTCTTATCAATAGGTGGGTGATCGGACATTTCTGTCTGGTCATTTTCAAGTGATCGGACATTTTTGTCCGTCTTGCTATTGTTGAATTTCTTCGAATTTTTTACTGTAATGATCAAACCGCGTGGTGCTCTAGTGACTCGTATGTAATCATGTTCTTCTAAGGTGTCTAGCCACCTACTCACCGTCTTATCGTTGACATCGAATTTTTGAGAGATTTCAGACAACCTCATAGGCTTGTTTCCGAGCACTATGCCCCAGACAATTCCGTCCTTTTCGACTTCCTTGGTCGTGGAGCTGATGCACCATAAAAATAGCCATATCGCTGTCCCTATTTGTTTGTAATGTCTTGGCTCCAGCAGTCCAGAGTATGTCGGAAAAGAGAAACTCTTGTTGGGCATCGACTCCCCCCTAATCTATTGCGCGTTCTCTCCTAGTTTTTTCTTGCCATGCCTTCTCGAAAGTACATTTCTTGGCCGAGATTTCGTAATATCTTCGACCAAGAACAAATGATACAAATTTATCAGTGCTGCGTTCGTAATACATGCCGTTCAGTGTCTGCTCCGGTTCAAAATCTGAAAACAAATCCATCTGAACTAAGCTCAAGTGAATCTCCCCCTGTCATCACGAAGGTAAATGAATGGGTACTTAGCACTGAGAACCGTCCATCCCGGATATCCCCTTTCAAAGTACGCCCGCACCTCACGTTTGAAGGCCTCTGGATCTGAATCTTTCAACTTCCATATCCTTTGACCAATTGAGCTCTTCATATGGATTCCAGTCAGTTCATCCATGCGAATCACCTACCGTTTAGCAATCATGACTTGTTTGCCAGTCAGCGCCTGAATCTCGCTTTTGAACAGCTCCTCGTCGCTGTTGTTGTCCGACAAGTGAAGCAACCATATTTCCTGAACGCGGCGCATATCATTCGCCCGAATAAATTCTTTTACATTCTCTAGGCTGAAATGCGACCTAAGCAGTCTGTTTTTCATGACTGCCGGCACACGTCCAGCAGCGATGTTCTCGCGCAATATCTTGATGGAGTAATTGCACTCAATCATGATGTGGGTCAGACCCGCGAACCGGTAACGAATGTAATAGGTATCAGTTGCGAACAGTAGCTTGTCCCCCGATCGATTCGCTAGGATAAATCCTAGGGGCTCTGCTGCGTCGTGTTCGACCTCAAACGGGAGAATAGTCCAAGTACCGATGGTAAATTGCTGAAGGGCTACCACAGGCTTAATTCGGTGCCCTGAGAGCCCCAGAGCCTCCATTGTCCCCTGCCCGGTATAAACAGTGATTCCTGCCTTCATCAGATCCTTGATAGACTTGCTATGGTCGCCGTGATCATGCGAGACCAGGCAACCAGCAATATCCGATAGCCTAAACTCCAGCGCTCGTTGAATATCTTTGAACCGGATTCCAGCTTCCAACAGGAGGGACGTATGCCCATCGGTTACCCGATAGGCGTTGCCCGCGCTGCTGGAGCCAAGCGGAAGAATGTCGATCATTAGAAGCCAGGCCCCTCTTCAAAGCTGATGACACCCTGTTCCTGTTCTTGTGATTCAATCTCTGTTCTATTCTCATCGTGTTGTTCTCCCAGCGTAGGCTCCTCAGAAACTTCAACAGGGTCAACGTCAATGATCTCACCATTAGCCCTCTCTGCGATCTCTTGTTGTACGGCAGTATAGGATTCATCTGTTGTATCTGTATAAACCATCTCGACAAACGCGTTACCGAAGTCTTTAGGTATCTTCTTTACAATGTTATTCCGCATTTTTCTAATGATCATGGACTCTCTACTTTGCGGTTCTGTCCACGCTGGGCTAATGTATTGCTGCAAGTCCGGATCGTCCAAAGCGGCAAGACCGAGCTGCTTCGCCTTATTAAGTATCTCAGCTTTCTTTGCAGCGATCTGTTTCTTCTGATCCGCCGTTGCCTTGAATCGGTCAGCACATAAACCAAAGGTCTCGTTCATCAAGTTGTTATTCATATGAGCTATGAGGTTTCGGATAACGTCATCACGTTCTGCAATATAAAACTCAACCGTACCGTCCTTCTTCATAATTGGATATACGACCCGAACAACATCGCCTTTACCTGTCGGCCTCCATTTCGGGGGAATGACGTCAAATCCGGTATAAACGGGATAATCAAATTCATCCCCTTCGCGTACAAGCCAATACTGCCCAACTTTCTTAACATCTCTACCAAATCGAGCGAGAATAGCGTCATTCCCGTCTCCTTCGATCCCCATCTCCACTTGCTTTTTCCAAATCGTTACGTCCTTCCCGTTCTCCTTCTTTTTCACACTGACATTCCGAATTTGGAAAAATACTTCCCGTGGGCTCGCCGCAGCATTGAGCTTAAGCGAAGCCACTTGGATTAGGGTTTGCGTGATGTTGCTCTTATCTAGTTGATCATCGTTCCAACTGATGCCCTTTGTATCAAGAGCGTTATTTATAGACGAAATTGCATTCAGGACACAGGATTTCGAGTATTGATCCATTTCAATACCGTTACCTGTAAGCTGTCGCTCGATCATCGGGAAGTAGTTATCATTTACCTTGGTAAGTACCGTTGAAAAATCACTCAATTAAATCGCCTCCTGCATCTTGTTATGTTGTGTCCCCACTCGAAGTTGTTTGTCCGCTTCAGACACGACCAGGCGGATTACCTGCGCGTCCGTGTCAATCAGCTTCGTAACGGCTTCTGCGTTATCAACGAAGATCGGTGCAGTGAAACCGTAATGCTGACCTAATGTGTTGATGATGTCTAGGCCGACATTGATCCGCGCCGCGTTGTTCAGTCCACCGTCATATGGCACACCGCGGAATGTAGTCACACAAACTTCCTTTAGGCCGCCGTTGATCTGCTGGTCGAACAGCTTGAACCGTGCATATTTGAACTTTGAATTGATCTTCTTTTCAAGCATGCTGACCTTTGTCCGAACGAACTCCTCCGTCAGGAAGAGTTCTTGCTCAAGTTGCTCATATTCGGACGCAAGCGTCTTTTCCTGCTTCTCTAGTTCGATAATGCGTTGATCGATTGCTCTTGCTTGGCCAATCTTGGCTTTCTCTGCCTCGAGTGATTCGAGTTCCTTTCGAAGCCCAGCAAGTTGTTCACGAACTGCACCCGCTGCAGCAACGGTCGATGAACGAAGCTCCTCAATTTCTTGTCGTAAGTTCCCCGCCTCAGACTTCAACTGCTGATATCGCGAATCAGCTGCCGGATCTTGCATGCTGGCACGTAGGGCAGTTAATTCTTCTTCAGCAGCGGCGAGCGCTTCTTGCTTTGCTGATAACGCCTGATGGTTCTCTTCAACTGCAACAGTGAACCGATCTACTTCATCCTGCAGACGCTTGACTTCAGCTGCTGCTGCTTTACCTTCGGTTGAGATTTGTTCCAGGCGTCGTGCTTTAGCAACATTGAAATCAGTCAATTCCTTATCTCTAGCCGCTTGAACCTGATCTTCCGGAAGAGATTGCCCGCAAGTTGGGCAGTTATCATTATGATGATGATCAATCAGTTGTTGACTACTCACTTCAGACCATTTCTCACGTAGGCGTTTCGCTTCTTCCTCACGCCCCTGCGCTCTCCGTTTATTCGTTTCTATGTGGTGCTGACCATCATCGATGCGGCGGCGAATTTGATCAACTTCCCGATATAGTAAATCAACTTCTTCACGCTTCCGTGAGAGGCGCCCTAATGTCTCCTGCTGCAGTTCGTTCTTGATTCCGATCATGTCAGTTTCAATTTCCCGCAGCCGCTTCTCCTTAACCGCGATTTCACCACCAGATTGTATTCGTGACATTTCATCTTCTTTCACTACGATACGTCTACGAACTGTTTGGATGTCCTCTATCAACAGTTCCTCGTCAAGTTCGGAGATGTTCGGCGCGCTGCGGCGTGCCTCATCGATGCGAACCGGAATTTTCTCCAATTCCTTATTTATGTCTGCCCGTCGTGCGGCGATTACCTTGCGGTGATCCTCAATACTGCGGCCTGACAGGATGGAAGGAAGCTTCTCCAACGCCTTGTTACTGAAAATGACTTCTTCATCCGTGATGTCACCGCAGACTTCGAGGAGAATGCGACGGCGCTGCTCCCATTTCAACTGTTCGTTGAAGAATTGCGGATTGGTCAGGAGTTTAAAGACATCCTCTTTGATGACCGTATCAACCGCCGCGGAGTATTCGCCTTGCTTCACTGGCACGCCATCCACAAAGTAAGATGTCGTGTGCCCTGTAAACTCGGACAAAGCAGCTCCTCTCTTCTTCGTCCATTTCTCGGCGAACACACGCCGGAAAACCTTCCGCCGTCCGTCAAGACTGAGCACCACTTCTACTTCATGGTCAAGACCGTGCTGACGGACGTTACCAGCTTCGTCAAGCTCCTTGATTTCGAAATCGGTACGGTTAGTGCTATCCTTTCCGAACAAGCCCCACATGAAAGCATCAAAAATCGTCGTTTTACCTGTACCGTTGTCGCCAAATGCATCAACATTCCCACCGTCAGCTACTAATGCAAAGTCGCGGAAACCCTTGAAGTTACGAGCAGTCAATCGCTCCAATTTAATCTGTTTCATGCAATCTCCTCCTTGCGGTTATTTTTCCGATACTCACGAATGGCAAGTTCGATTTCTTCCAGTTGCTCATCGTCGGCATGCAGTTCAACCGTTCCTGATTGCCCCCTGATTGATAAAGTCGTAGGTGAATATCTGAGCTTTGGCTGGATCACAACCTCGATCCGTTCTCGTGTGATATCCAGAGACATTGCTGCGCCCATAGTCATCCTCCTTGTGCATGTCAAGCCACCCGTGGTAGAATGGCCGTAATATTTGTTTTTCAATGAATTGGAATGACCCGCAGCCACGGGTCATTTCTTTTTTTTAGGCTTTCTGTTGACTCTCTTAACACTCGGTACAGTAGGAATGAAGTCCTCTTCTTTGGGCGGATCTTCTGAGACACGAACTATCTCACCGTTAGCGTCCCGCCTCACCCAGAGCAACTCTTGCATCCAAGGTCTGGCCAATCTATCACCTACTCTCTTATGTATTGATGCGACTCGGCCGCATCTCTCGACGCCAGTCAGAGGAAAGAGAAAAGACTGTCCGACGCCGAGAGACAAAGCCGAAGCTTTGTCATTTCTATTTAGTTTTGAGAAGCTCGCACTCTTTGAAGAAAGCTTGTTTTATATCAAGTGGAAGCTCCCCAATTACCTCATTGAACAAAAGCCACCTAGCGTAAGCTGTTTCGGCCTGAACACGTGCTGACTGAAACTTTTCTGTAGGCGTAGTAGTCACATCCATGTTGATAAAATATCGAGCACTCAATGAATACTCTTCCGTAACTTGCAAATAGCGCACAGCCAGTGCAGCCGTGAATTGTTTAATATCCTCTTCGTTCACGCTGCTCCCTCCTTGCGTTTCTGTTTTTCAGAGGTTACAATAGACAGCACGAGACACTTCAACCAAGTTCTCAACGACGTCCGGCCTGCCTGCCGGGCGTTTTTTATTTCTTCTTCTGCAAATTCAATCATCATGTTCAGGTATGCCTCAGCGTTCTCCATCTTCCCCGGATGAATCTTTTCTGGATTCTCCTGAATCACCTTCAGATTGTGCTTCGCTGCTTTTCCAGCTTCAATTGCTTGTACTACAAGAATTTTTCTATCCATACATCTCCCTCATTTCGTATATTTTTTTGCTTTCAACTCAGCACGGTGCTCCTTCCAAACCCCCAACCAACTAAATGCATATTCCTTACACAGAACTGCAACTAGATGGGTCAGAGCGGTTATGGCTTCTACAGATTCCATAATCAGAATCTTGATCTGTAGCCGATCAGCTTCTGTTATTTGATCTCGTGTCTTGCTTATTGGAGCAGAGCCAGACACCGCTATGACCTCTTTGATTTCCTCAATGCTCTTCCAAAGTACACTTGCTCTATGTAAGTCGACTCCATTCAACCAAGGGGAACTTGCTCCCCCAGTTGCTTCATCTTGAACAGCGAGATATAACCGAGGATCATCAAATGTACTTGCGGCTTTTTGAAGCACTTCATCGTTCGGTCTTCTCTTCCCTGATTCATATTTAGCTAGCGCTGTTCTATCAATCGGGAGTTGTTCCGCAAACTCTTGTTGAGTCATCCCCTTCTCTTTCCGGAATTCGTGAATCACTTCGCCAATACTCAAAATTGTCTCACCTCCTTCTGTCCAAAATCAGCCTTTTGATTGGCCAATTAGGTCACATTTCATATAGTGAAATGGACAATTTGGCACATGTGTAGCATTGTTTTGTGACAACTAGAAGGAATACAATTAAGTCATAAGCAAGCCCCATCGCATCCCCTCACCCGCTGGCGCTGGATCCGCACCAGCGGTTTTCTTCTATCTTCGTTAAGGCCTTCCTTACATCCCGATTCAGTGAACGCCATTCCCTTTGAGAGATTGACTCAGGATTTTTTGCATGTCCCTTATGTAATGTGAAATTTAATGCCGTTTCAACGTCCATTCCTTGAATCTTCACACGAGCGACCGTCATCGTTATGCAAGCTGCTCGGGACGACTTCCGAAGCCAACGGAATCTCATGAGGCACCTTTCCGTTCTTTGAGGTACTGGACGAATTCACTCCAGATAACTCTTTGTTGTCTCGGCCCTCCAAGTGTGAAAACTGGGCATCCCGGTTCAGCCAAAATATCGTACATTGACTCTTTTCCTATCTTTAAGCGACTCATAAGCTGAGGAATCGTCAGTACCTCCTCGACTGGTCTAACATCTTTCGTCGTTTCTATTTCTGCCTTTTGCTTTGAAAGAGCATCAATAAAGCTAAGTGCCTTTGCGAATGTCTCTTTCATGCTTTCTAGCTCATAGGCTGGAATGCTCATCGGTTTTGTACCTCCTCCTTGTCACTTATTCCCTCCCGATTCTGCTAAAATGAGATTGTCCAGATCACATTTTGTAGAGAGGAGGATAAAGAATATGGAAAAACTAGGTCTTGATGCTGAAAGTTTGTTTTTATTAGGTGTAGCAGAACAAGTTGTAAGCTCAGGCGATCTTGTGCATGAAGTGTTTGAAGATAAAGAAATAATGGATAATCTTGAATACCTTAAACCAGCAATTATAGTAGCCCGAGAAGAAGCGATTATTAAAGCTGTTGCATTAATGATTGAAGAGAACAATAATGAGCTTCTAAAACAGCTAAAAGCTGCTGGCGTTCTTCAGGATCAGTAACTCTTTTTTCGATACGACATTTGCGAATTTGGATTAACTGCAATTCATGTTCTATTAAAGCCGTCGTTACCGCGGCGGCTTTCCCCTTCAAGCCCAAACCGCATATTTTGCAGAAGTTATCTTCCACTTCGATCTCGCTGTTCTGACAACGGGGGCAGACATTCAACATCGTTTCACCTCCTAGAATCTAATCAACACGTACCGTGTCTTCAGTTCGCCGTGAAAACACGCATCGAGAATCCATCCGGCAGCCAAGAGTTGATTTACTTCGGCTGCGTCGAACGTCTCGTGTACTGCCTTCACTTCGCAAAGTTGATGTTCCAATTAGCTAACCTCCTTGGGTTTATTATTATGTAACTTTTTGTTGCCTGTTTGATCAAAAAAAAGTGTCCAATTGATGTTCAATACTTTACTAATCTGTTGGGCAGCTTTTACGCTTGGATTCCGTTGACCGCTTTCAATCATTCCATAATACTGACGCGTTATTCCCGACTTTTCAGCGATTTCTTCCTGACTTTTATCTAAGGATTCTCGAATAGATATCAACCATTCTCTAACCATTTAATCACCCCCGTTAACAGCAACTATTTGTTACTCCATACCTTTATTATATGCAACTATTTGTTACTGTCAATAGTCAATGCAACAATTAGTTACTTTTATTTAACGAAACAATTTGTTGCGCTATAATAACTATAAATCACATTAGGAGGGACTCACTTTGCTCGCACAGCGATTGCTTTACCAAAGACAAGAAAAAAAGAAAACACAAGCTGAAATGGCGAGCTTATTAGGAATTACTCGACAGGCGTATGGCTACTATGAAAAAGGCGAGCGTGAGCCTGATAATGAATCCTTAAATAAACTGGCGGATTTCTTTGGCGTTACCACAGATTATTTACTGGGCAGAACTGATATTCCAACTCCTATTACCGACAAGCAGCCATTAAATCTGGATGACGAAGATTTTGAAGCTTTCATAAACGATCCTCAGCACGGAATTTTCTTTAAGGAGTATCTTGAAGCACCCGAAGAGAGGAAAAAAGAGCTTATGCAATTCTGGCGCATTATCAAAGAAGCTGAAAAAGGCCGGAAGCTAGGAGATCGTCAAGGAGAGTAAAGAGAGAAGGGGACTAACTGATGTTTGTCATATTTGCTCTATTTGGGCTAGTTGGTTTCACCGTTTATTTGGTGCTGGGGGTTGCATCCGCCCAAGGGAAAAATGGCAAGGCAAAAAAGCAATTCGCGGTATCGGCCATGTGCTTAGTATTGTGTGCCATTGGATTGTACGAAATAGGTTCTAAGCCCAGCGAAACCCAAGAGGCCAGCGCGGTCGAGGAGTCCAACACTGCTCCTACGGACAACATCTCAGAAAACACTCTTGGAATGACTTCTCAACAATTCGTAGATAGTTTTAATAATGAGTCCAAAAATCTCGGCTTGGATATGCATATCAAACAGCTAAGGATTCAAAAGGGAGAAGCTGATGTTGATGTATTCAATCACCAACTTACAGACAGAGTTGGGGTAATGGGTGCGGTAAACAAAAGTGATGATACACTTTCATTTGCTGAAATATTATTAGTTCCTGACGGAACAGATCAATCGCTAGTTGATGTATCAAACGCCATGGGGATTTTAATAAAGGTGACAAACGCTGATTTGCCGTTTGAAGAAGTAAAAAAAATCACCACTGATTCTCTAAATGCTGTAACAGAAGCCGTTGTACGAAAAACAATCGTAAAGAATGGAATTGAATATAAGTTTATGAAAGCTGCAAATGGCTTTGCCTTTCGTGCAAGTGTATCTAAATAGCCAGTTTCCAGTTTATATCCTGTAGCCCGTTTTGGGCTTTTATTTTCACCCTAAATGCGAACATACATTCTATATCGGGGGCATTCATCATGTTTGAACATTATCAAATGACCAGAATCGAAGAGTTTACAGAGAGACTATACAAACGAATCGGTATTTCAAATACATATGAGCTCACGATCGAGGAGATAGCAAACCGACTGAATATCTGGATCTACTACACTCCTATGAGAAGCAAAGCTCTCGAAGTGCGCCCTGGAATGTTCTCAATGAATATTGATTCACGATTACTTCCACGTGAACAATGGGTTGAATTCCTGCATGAACTATGTCATTTACTCCGGCATGCTGGCAATCAAACCATAATGCCCGAAGAGTTTACTCAAGCCCAAGAAGCTGAAGCAGATGCCTTCGCTATATATGCTGCAATGCCTATTTCAATGATTAAGACTATGGCTCTTCCAGAACGATGCTGCGATGCTGCAGCATGCTTGTCGGAGGAATTCCGTGTTCCAATAGAGATGGCACAACAACGCCTCGAACAAATTCGAAGACGTGTATATGCCGGCAGATTCTTCGCTTCCGTAGAAAAACAACTTGATTCGAAAGGTGTCATTCAGCATGCGTATTAGTGCCTACTACGATTACTACACGGATCAGATCCGACCATTGAAATTAATTGTCCGCCCGGATCCCGAAGAACTTGATTGGACTCAAACTCTCTACATACCTGTGGATGGGCCATTCGAACGGCTGGAACCTGAGGATTATGGGGATATGTTGTGTGTATCTGTATTACTATCCGATCTGACATTGGGGATAAGTAGCGGACAGATTGGGGTCAGTTTGCCGTCAATCGCTGCTCGTCATAGTACAGATGCAGAAATCTTTATTCTTCTTATGGATGATGTAGAAGAAGTATTGCAAATGAGTCTATAGAAAGGAAACAAGTGACCAATGAGAGGACATGTAGCGAAAAAAGGTAACAAATATTATATTGTCGTAGACTCGGAGAAAGACGAAGTAACTGGTAAGAGGAAACAAAAGTGGTTGTCAGGATACGACAAAAAAAGAGAGGCTGAAAGAGCTCTCCCTACTATTCTGGCTCAACTCATGAACGGTACTTATGTAGAACCAACTAAGAAAACTTTCGGTGAAATAATGGAGAAACGTCTTCAGGAGAAGAAGACGACTGTAAAACATGGTACGTGGAAATCTTATAAATGGCTCGTGGACGATCATATCGTTCCGAATTTAGGGCGTATTCAACTAATTAAGCTTAAACCCGAGCATCTTCATAAGTTCTATCATGAAACCCTTTTGAAAAAAGCAAAACTGTCGGTTGGGAGCATTAAGAAGGCACACGTCTTAATTATGGACGCTTTAGATCGTGCTGTAGCCTGGGGCGAGCTTAGTCGTAATGTTGCTGAAACCGTTGAATTACCACAAGGCAAAAAGACTAAGTTTGAGGTATGGAATGAGCAGCAATTAAGTATATTTCTTGAGCATGCTAAAGAAGACCAATATTACATGGCCTTCGAGCTTGCAGTTTCTACTGGTATGCGTCAAAGTGAAATACTTGCATTGCGTCGAGTAGACGTTGATTTGCGAACAAAAACAGCATCTATCCGTCAGGCCTATACTGTTGCTGAAGAAGGACACGACTTCGATGATACCAAGAGTGACAGTAGTGAGCGATCAATTGCACTCTTTGCTAATACAGTTAGACTACTTGAGGAGCATTTAAGTAAACAAGAACGAGAACGTAATAGAAGCAAGCTATACAAGGATACAGGATTGGTGATCCAGACGAGTGTTGGCACCCCGCTAAGCCCGAGAAATTTGATGAGGCACTATTATCGACTCATTAAAGAGATTCAGACCAAACATCCCGAATTCCCAAAAATTCGATTTCATGATCTTCGGCATACTCATGCCACACTATTACTCAAGGCAGGAATACATCCGAAAATTGTTCAGGAACGACTTGGCCATTCTTCAATCAATGTTACCTTGGACACATACTCGCATGTACTACCAAACCTTCAAGAAGCCGTACTTAAAAATATTGGTGATTCTATTTTAGGCAATGCTTATCAACCTATAGAAAAGAGTGAAAATTTCACTTTACTAGACTAA